TCACCGGACAACACAAATAATGGCTCCACGGGGCGTTGGTCAAATGTTTCGGGTAACAATGCTGCTGGTGTTCCATACATGGGTGCAGCCGCCCAGAACATTATGATTGTTCGTGCAGTTCAATCGGATATTGTTTCTAATGAAGAAATTCGTGCAGAAGACTTGTTCTTTAACCTAATTGCAGCCCCGGGTTATGTTGAGGCAATTGATGAAATGCTTGCACTAAACGATGATCGTAAAGACACAGCATTCGTTCTCGGTGATACCCCGTTCACATTGGCAGCAACAGGTACAGCATTGCAGAATTGGGCAACCAATCACAGTTCAGCACTTGGCAACGGTTCTGATGGTTTGGTATCTGCAAGCAAGTATTTCGCTGCTTGGTACCCGAGTGGATTGAGCACAAACGTTGACGGTGTTGATGTTGTTGTCCCTCCAACGCATATGGCCCTAAGAACAATTGCCTACAATGACCAGGTCGCATATCCGTGGTTTGCTCCAGCTGGTCTACAACGCGGCATTGTTAACAATGCAGCAGCAGTTGGTTATGTCAACTCATCGGGGCAATTTGTCTCTGTTAAGCTTAACGAAGGTCAGCGTGATATTCTATATCAAAACGGTGTTAACCCGATTCGCGTAATGCCAACCGGTGGTATCGTTGTATTTGGTCAGAAGACACGTCAACCATTTGCAAGTGCAACAGATCGTATCAACGTAGTTCGCTTAGAAAACTACTTGCGCTACCAACTTAACAACCTTGCTATGCCGTTCTTATTTGAACCCAACGATACAACAACACGCAAGGCGGTTAAGGATGCTTTCGATCGATTCTTATCTGAATTGATTACACTTCGTGCATTGTACGACTTCTTGGTTGTTTGCGATTTGTCAAATAACACACCGGCTCGTATCGATAGAAACGAATTGTGGATTGATATTGCAATTCAGCCAGTCAAGGCAATCGAATTTATTTACATTCCTATTAGAATCAAGAACACCGGTGCCAGCCTAACTGCACCTTGATCATACCTGATACAGAAATACCGGCATTGCCGGTATTTCTTTGACGATAAATATCAGATGTCATCTTTTAACCTTAGGCATTACATTTCGCACCTTCCGTCTCAACATAATGTTGGATGCTGCACGGCATCCGCAAGTTTATTGGCGGCCGAAATGATAATGTCTGTCGCCGGCAAAAAAGAAAGATTCTCCAGGCTCTATGTCTATTACATGGCACGTAAGATAGCGAATCGCATCGGGTATAATGGAGCACAATTGCATGATGCATTAGAGGCAATGACGCAATACGGCGCAGCAACTGATAGGACCTGGCCCTTTCATTTTAATCGCGTAAACACAGAGCCTAATTCGATGGCAATAACTGAAGCATCCCAGTATAAGCTCAGTCAGTACAGCTGGGCACATAAAGAGTCCTTCAAAGATTATCTGCACAAAGAAATACCAGTCGTATTGGGCCTTTACACGGGGAGATTATTCTGGAAACTAAAGGGCCCACTTTCGACTCAGGTATATAAGAGTATAAACACAATCGATAATCGGGAACATAAAGGTCATGCTGTTACTGTTATTGGATACGATGATGAACTTCTTGGTGGTTCGTGGATTATAGGAAATTCACTAGGGTTAACTTGGGGAGACCACGGGATAGGAATTCTGCCCTACGAATGTTATCGAGATATAGGTGAATCATACGTCATAACCGAGTTCGCAGGAATACCCGTCGGCAAAAAAATTCCGAGAATAGATAAATAGTATTAGCTTTTATAGCAGGAGAAAAAGATGGCAAATTTAGCTAAGTTCGGTATTCCATTAGATGGAAACAAGCTAGGTATCCTACAGCCGAAGCAAAAGTATCGTTTCAGGGTCGTGTGGCAAAACTTCGGTGAGAATAACGGCCTGCGAGAAATGACTCAGAATGTTGTGACGTGCACGCGCCCGAAGATTACCTATAACGAAGTTCAACTCGACTCGTACAATTCTGTTGCCTGGATTCAAGGTAAGCATACTTTTGATACAGTTGAAATCACATTACGTGATGACATTACCAATGCAGTTATTTCGTCGGTAGGTGCCCAAGTTCAGAAACAGATGAACCATTTCGAGCAAACGTCTGCAGTTGCAGGTATTAACTATAAATTTGCGATGGAAATCCACTCTATGGATGGTACCGACAATGAACAGTTGGAATCGTGGGTCCTGGACGGATGTTGGATTACATCGTATGCATCGGGCGACAGTGATTATGCATCGGGCGATCCAAATATTGTTACCTTGACAATTAGATTTGATAATGCAACACAAGTGGCCGGTCCAAACAGCAACCAGGGAACTACGGTGGGCGGAAATCCATATCCAAATATCGCATCACCATCTGGCGGAACCACATTTGCATGAAAATTTCATTGACAATCTTTTAATTGTTGTGTATATTGTAAAGGGTATCGGTTACCGATACCCTTTACCTATGAGTATACTATGATAAATCCGATATGTAAAAATCCCATTTGTGGAAAAGAAATAACCACAAAAAATCAGGCTGGAAAAATTCCTAAACATTGTTCAATTGAATGTCGATATGCGAGCCCGAGGGGCGGTAAACAACATATTGAGCAACCACCGATCTGTCACTTAAATGATTGTGATAATCAAGTTTCTTGGCATAAAGATAAAAGAGTTTGGAACAAATATTGTTGTAATGAGTGTGCTAACATTGGAAGATCTATTGAAAATAGTAAAACTAAGAAATTACAGAATAGTCTTAAACCAAAAATTGAGAAACGTGTTCAAATAGAATGTTCTGCAGAAGGATGTAGTAATATAACATTTCTTCGAAGGAAGAGGGGAACAATTTATGCATACTGCTCAGTTGAGTGTCGAAATAAGGGTCGGCATAAAAATCAGAAGGTAACTTTCTTAGAAAAATATGGCGTTGAGTTTCCTATGCAGAATCTTGATAGTTTTCAAAAGCAACAGAAAAGTGGAAAGAAGTTAAGGAAATTTGTTTTTAAATCTGGACACGAGGTCAATGTTAGAGGGGACGAACCAAAAGCACTTAAGTATCTAGAGGAGAAAAATTATACTGAATGTGATATAACAGTTGATTTGAAAAAGATGCCAAGAATTTGGTATGTGTCAGACAAGAAACACAGATATTACCCAGATATTTATATTGAAAAAGAAAATCTTATCATTGAGGTAAAATCAACATTTACCTATGAAAGATATCTAGAAAAGAATCTACTTAAACGTCAAGCTTGTTTAGACTCTGGATACAATTTCAAATTTATGATATTTGATAAGGACGGAAATCTATTAGATATCTAGATGATAAATAACAGATATGCCTTCATTCTCAAGTTTATTTACATCGTTGACTGGCGCGGGATTTTTCTATGAAAAGAATTCCCGCCACGCAACATATAATTTCAACCAAGACGCACAATCTCTTTACAGAAATCAGCCGCGTTTCCCGTTTGAATATTATATCGACATCAAATTGAATAAGGTAGGTACAGCAGACACCTATATTAATCAATTCTTTAACAACCCATCTTGGGCTCAGGTGCAGCCTTTGGTTAAGACTATCGAAATGCCGTCTTTTAAGATTGAGACAACTCCCCTCAATCAATATAATCGAAAGCGTCTAAGCCAAACAAAGATCGGGTTTGAGCCAGTGAAAGTTGTATTTCATGATGTTGCCGATGGTAAGACTCTGAAGTTCTGGGAAATGTATTATAGGTATTACTTCGGTGATGGAACAGAACCAGACAAGAACGAAGTAAAACAACCGACAGGGCAAAGGGGTCCAGTAACAACTGAACAATTTCTAAAGAATATTACACCCTCGTTTAATCCTAATATCCTTGGTTTACCTGCAAGTATTAAGAATATAATTCAAAATAATCCGTTTACCGGATCTGCAAGTCCGACAAACCAATTAGGTAGTAAACAAGATACTCAAAACATTGTTGCTGATACTCTAAATAATCACCAATTCGGCTTTAACTTGCCAGTTGTGCAGAATGTTAGAAATTTAATTCAAACAATCGACATTTATCAAGTGCATGGTGGAAGATTTAATCAAGTGACACTTGTCAATCCTAGGGTTTCTGCATTTACGCATGATGTATTAAGTTATGCAGAAAGTGGTAAGACTCTTGAACTTACATTTACATTTGAATACGAATATGCATATTATACAATTCAAAACCTAAAGTTAAGGGGTGGCGAACCAAATAATACTTCTACAGTTGAGCAATTCACTCACGGCGAATTTCTTGAGCTGCCATCACTTGCATTCAACGCATCATTGTTAGACTTTATCGAATCTAATAATCCGCTGTTACAGTCGGATAATCCTATTCTGCAAAGAGTTGGTAAAAATGTTCAGTCGAGCATTGGTGCAGTCACAGGTGCATTTGCATCTGATAAAATTGTTCGCAGGGTTAGTGCAAGCGCGCTAGATGGGCTTGCTAATATTTCTCCCACCCCGTATCACCCATCATCGCCGGCAGTGATTTCTACCAGACCATTTAAGTCAAGTGCAACAAGAGATTCTACCGCATATAGAGATGTGAATCGAACCGGGGGCAATCCATAATGCGGTTATATGAAATTATTGATTTTAAGCCAAGAAAGACTGTTCAGACTACTTCACATGATATACGGCATGATAAGATCTCGGGCATTTCCCGGGCCGCAGGTGCAGGATTGATGTCTCGTGCTTATGCACCAACTTCACCGAAGCGACTAAATCAAATATCAAAAATATCAAAGCCTGGGAAATATGACGATGCCTATATGGCGTATTTGAAGATGATTGATGACTTTAATAAATCGGGTGGTCAAAATCCATTTTTCCCGAGAATACATGAGTTAAAAGTATATAGGGATAAGAATGGAGAGCAGCAGTTTCATGTAAAATTGGAGAAGTTGCACCCTTTGTCGATTTTTAGCAAGGACCACGATGAGGATCTGTTACGTTCACTAAAGGAAAATTACTTTGGCCGAGTATTGCCGTTCGCCGCCGCAATTGATCGGCAGCTCGAGGGCGACGATGTTGTACAGGATGAGGATTTAATAGAGGCATGTGATATGATATCTCTTCTAGCCCAACGCAACGATTTTCTTATTGATATGCATGACGGCAATGTGATGTGGCGTATAACCGGGAATATGCCTCAACTAGTTATTACAGACCCTTTGATAAAATAGTATGGCTAATTCAAACATTGCAGCAATTGGTAGATTTAGCTCTCAGATGCTTACCTATTTGGGTACGCAGAAGACTGTTAAGATCATCAATGGAGTCCCCACAAATACCTTCAAATATGCATCAGGAAATACGGTATTTCCGAGCGCTGGATCTGTGCTTCAGTCGGATGTAGGCGGCGGTGTTGTTGGTAATTATTCTCCAAATGTATACGATACTACAAAATGTTTCTTCCTATCTCGCGGCGCCAGCGCCCTTTATGCTGATACGATGACAGGACTTGCTATTGATACGGCAGCACAAATGGGAATCACAACACAGCAACTTTTGCAGAATGCGGATGTAATAGGACAACTACAATTCTCGGAGAATGCATATAGAGCATTTAACAATTTAAGAGATCCCGGAAACCAAGTCGGAATTGTTACAACAGCAAATAATCGATACAGTTTACAAGCCCGCCAGATAAGGGCTTAGTATGAGTAGATCATATTTTCAGGGGCACTATACTCCAGTTCATCCAGAGAAATATATAGGAACATATCCTGTTATTTTCAGATCTTCGTGGGAAAAGAGAGTAATGGAATTATTCGATCACAACCCAAATATTAAGACCTGGGCTAGTGAATCCATTAAGATACCGTATCAGAATCCATTTACTGGTAAATACACTGTGTATGTGCCAGATTTTGTTGTTACTTATGTAGACGCTAAAGGTAATCAGAGGGCAGAGATTATTGAGGTAAAGCCAGCCAAGGAGACGTTCCTAGAACAGGCAAAAAGTCAAAAGGCTAAGGCAGCGGTCGCATTGAATACGTTCAAATGGCAGGCTGCACACGCTTTTG